ATTAGTATCAGAAATCAACGAGAAGAAATCTTTAGGAATAAAACGATTAACCTGACCTTTTGCACGGTAAGTCGCGTCATATACCCAGAATTCAATTCCGTCAAAAGTACCTTTAAAGGTCGCTGACTCTTTAACACCGAAACTTGGCGTAACTGGAACAGAGATGCCAGCATATGGAGTGATGAATTCTTTTTTGAATTCCGCATCATTCCACAATGCAGCCCATACCGAACCAGACATGATGGCTTTCTTAGCCTCACCACCATCAGCGGTTAGTTGAAGCTCAAGCATGCGCTTAATATCATCAACAGGCTTAGCACCCACTTCATTCCATTTTATAACAGGTGTGTAGGTCAATGATGCATCACGACGGTAATCCACCAGATTGTATTCATAGTCATCAGAATGGAGTACATATTTACCGTTTTTCAGTAAATCGATAGCCATCATGAGCACTGAGTTATCAATTGCATCATGGTTGCGTTTCATCACTGAAATTTGAGAAATAACCATTTTCTCTTGATCAGACAATTGCTGATTACCAGTTGAAATAATGCCTGCTGTACGCAAACGCTCAAGCAATGCAATTTCAAAAGTTTCTGCTGGTGTTACCTGATTTTTAGGCTTGTAGTAAGCTGGTTTTACATGGCGCACTTCACCAGATTGAGTTGTATCAAATGGCTTGCCAGGTTGTTGAGGTGATACCAGTGGAGCCAAATCATGCTCAGCGGATAATTCAGCCAAAGGCACGTCATCACGTGTAAACACCGGGCGATTTGGGAATAATTGATCTAAAAGCCAAGTATCCATCGGACGGTAGTTAGAGTGAATTAATGCAAGCTCACCCACATCAAGCAATTCAAGTGGAGCACCTTCAATATTAAAAGACTGTGGCATGTTGTTTACACCTTCGAAAGTTCAATTTTGTTTTTGGTTGCTTTAGCACGTGCTGCGTCATATTTAGCAGTGGCTAGAACGGTTCCGTTTAATGACACAGCTTTAACATTGAAAACACCACCGTAATACACTGGGATCTCAATTCCGCTTGCCGCTTTAATTGTGGCCTCTGCTGCTGTAACGTCCTGACCACAGATCACATCCCACGTCTTTTCATCTGCTGCGTGTGTTAAAACATTCGCATCAGACAGTGCGAGCAAGTCACCTTTTTTATAAGCGACAGCTGTAGTTACTTTTGCATTAGCACGACATAATTTTTCATTATCAAGGACCAGTTTTTGAGACTGAATCGTGATAGTTGGAATAACTTGGCTCATGAATTACTTCCCCTTTTGATTCGCAAATGCTTGTGCACCCGATGTGAATTTATGTTGATCACCTCCACCTTGATGACCACCCTCACCACCCGTTGCTTGATGACTAAATAAATGCTGGAACGCTGGATTTACACCTGGCGTTTTTTGTTCTGGTGGTTTAGCCGCTGAAAACTGACGAAGTTGCTTAGCCGAGAATGCAAAAGCAGCCTCATCAAGCTCTTTCATTTCGGTAATATCTTCAGCACTAAATTCTTTGCCTAGATCTTTACCAAGTGCAGTGATTTCAGCCTCACGCTTGTCAGCAGCAAATTGTTTGTTTTGTAAAGTTAAAGCATCAACCTGATCTTGCAATGCTTTGGCTTTGGCTTGCGCCTGTTCTAATTCGGTCACGTCTGTGTCCTCTGGTTGATTAAAGTTTTTTGGAGAGTGACTGGCAGCCACTGCACTTGTATTGTCATCTGCACCTAAAGCACAAAAGGACACTTCACGAATACGACCGCCACGGAAAACCGCAACAGGTGCTTGGAAGGTTCGACCATTCACAATCACCGAGCCTTCTTTGACCTCTTCAACTGCAGTCGGGTAGATTCGAACTGACATTTGCCACGGAAAATCATCATCAGAATCTTGAGCGACTTGAGTGCCAAATTCATTTGAAAGCAAATTGCCTTCAATTTTCAGACCTTCCGCATGACTGACGGAATGTGAGTTGATTGCCCCGGCACGCTGACTGGTTCGATGTTCAAGTAATGCAGGGATGCGACCTTTGATTTGAATGGAATCTAGATCAAATACAACCTTGTCCCAATACCAATGGTCTGTAATCGCTTCACCGCTATAAGCAATGCCTGAGAAGGTTCGTTTTTTCTTCCCATCTTCTTGCTTGTCAACGCTTACCTGCCCAAGCTGGAAACAAAATTGATCTTGTTCCTTTTTCTGCTTTTCAATTGGATCTGGCATTTTCATGCTCCATAAAAAAACCGCCCTATAAGGACGGTCTTAAAAGTTAATCATTTTAAATTTCTTCGGTCTCAATAATACTCAAACCAAACTCACTCAATGCAGCTTGCCAGTTCTCTTGTGCATCACCATCTAAGACAAGTCTTTCATATAGAAACTCAAGTGATGGCAATAATTCAGCAGGAATGATTTGCGCCCTTAAATCAGGATCAGAGAATAGTGCGTAATCTTCTGGCTTCCACTGAGAATGACAACCCCAATAAATAGAACCATCTACGTTTAGCAGACGCACACCTAAGTTGTTTTCACCACAACCGTATAAAGCAGCAACTTGATTGATTGCTTCTTTATGCTCGTCTGAAATGATATTTACAACAGATAGATTAAACATTTAATGTAACCCCTGTGAGTTTAGCTAATTCTGATTCAATACGTTTAGTCTCGTTATCTGTCGTTAAACGTCCAACGATAATAAGGCTGTATAAGTGACCGTTGAATGGGAGTGAAGTCCCTGCACGTCTGCCGATATACAGCGGATGGTTGCCGTAATTTCCTAAGCCTAAATCCCCTGTAGAAGGTGATCCATTGATACCATTACGTTTGATTGTATTGCTGTCACCCGATATGTTTCCTCGTGCCGATACGACAGATAGATCAGGTACAGTAACCACCTGTGTGCTTGCACTTTGTACGGCTACTAAATTTACTGATCCTCTTGACTTAAATGTATATTTGCTACCCTCAAGTGAAAATAAATATGTGCCTTGATTAGTCGCTGTATCTGCACCTAATTCAGCTATAACTTGAATACCACTGCTTACCTCTTTAATCCCTGCAAACAAGCTCACTTTATCCGTAGCAGTAAAGTCAATATTATTCGTCTGCAAGAAGTCATCAACGCCATCGAATGCTAGGTAATACGCTCCTGTTACTTCATTGCGCTGCAAGATAGGGCGTGAAGCCGATACGGTTTGGTAGGCGTGATTATTGCGCCCTGACTTATCTTTCACCAACCCTACTGGCTGTCCTGCTGCTGTAACCGGAATAGCGCCTGCTGCATCTTGATAGAGTGTGGTGAGGTCGTTAGGGTCATAGGCGAAGACTTGTTCGCCCAAGCTAAACAGGGATTTGATAAGTTGGCTTAAGTTTTTGGAAGATGAGCCAATTTGCACTGCACCCGGTGTCCAAAATGCACCGCCAATGACGGTGCTTAGCGGTGTTTTGATCATTAGGTTGCCTCGGAATATGCAATCTTAATTGGGTATGAGTTGTCATCCCACATCCAAACACTAAACCCTTCACCAATGTTCAAAACAGATTCGTGCAAGACGTGGAATGCGGCTTTATTGGGCAATGTTGCGCTCACCGCATAACGCGGCTTTGATCCACTATTTACCGTGAGATGAACCGATTTTGCACCAGTCGAAATTCGATATGGCGTGCTTGTAAGTGTTACTTCTGTTGTCATTTAACTCACCAATGCTTTTAATGTATAAACAATCTGCCCTTCGACCGCCTCAATCGAAACCACCTCAAATGACAGCCCAATTGGAAATAAAACACCAGTACCGGTATTCAATTCATTCAGATCAATCCCCAGACCTTTAGCATTCTCAACCTTGATCACAATGTCTGAGGCTGTATCAGTCATCAGTAATGGCGAATTAAGCTGAACTGTTTGACCAACTTGATATGCGGTAACTTGATTAAGAGTTGCTGCACCCACCACGGTTGAAGCTGTATTACTTGCCACGGCTTGAATCGCTGCCATATCGGTACTCAGCCAGCGCTTCAAAACATCGTCAGCCAATGAGCTTGTAGCTGAATTGAGGTAACTGGTTAATGCTGAATCATTGCCTTGCACATAATCCAAAAAAGTTCGAATCGCACTTGGTCTGATCTTTGGATCAAGCGGAATAACCGTATTG